GCTATTATTGCTACCACCAACCTGCATATTTGCAAAAACCATGCATTTACTACTTGTAGCTGATGGTGTTATTGCAATTTCAACAGAAGTGTTTGTAAAAGAATCTTGACTGGCTCTAGTAGATATACTGTCAGTTGCTTGAGTTGTCAAACTTACAACTTGACCGATTTTTCCAAACGATACAGCGTCAGCAATTTTTGCTTGTGTTACTGCATCATCTGCTAAATCTCCAGATGCTATTGTTCCGTCTGTAATTTTGCCAGTTACAACAGCGTTATCTGCTAATCCTCCTGTGGCTATTTGTGTTTTACTCATATATTATTTTTCTCCTAATTTATCTGTGTCCCAGACTGCTTTTATTTCATCTACTGTTGTAGCTGAATCAACTTTTGCTGGATAATCTCTTAACTCTTTTTTCTTTGCAACAATAGTAGAAGTATCTGCACCTGTCTCTTGTGCCTTAATAAATTCAACATCTAATTCTTCTAATTTAGGTTTACGAGCAAGACGAATTTTATCTTTCCAAATGTTTTTTGCTTTTGTTATATTTACAACTATACCCATTATTCACCTACTCCATCGGTTAATTCTGATTCATCTATTTCCCAAGCATTTCTAAATGTTCTATCTGAAGATACTTCAGATACATCTACAATTTTATATTTTTTGCCTGTAGGAACATCTTTTTTTGCTATTTGTTCTACCGTCATTGTTTCTAATGCTTCAGGTGCTGGTACAACTATGCTTATTGTACCGTCTGAATTTTTATATATTATTCTTTTCATAATTTACTCCTACCTAAAAACTGCCATTGTCATTACACTGTCTACTGGCGAATCATTTACTTCTCTAGCTTGTATAACTATAGCGGTAGTGCTACCCTCACCATCAGCGTGAGGAAAAAGAGATGAAGTAGAAAGAGATAAAGCAGACGTAGAATAATTAGTATCTGGCATTGCGTTGGCAAAAGTAACTGTATATTTTCCAGTTCCTCCGTCAGTAATACTAGAAACATTTCCAGAACCTTGAATAGAAACAGTGCCAGTTCCATCCAAATTACACCATACTCTACAACCATAAACAGTTGTAACTGAGCCAAATCCAGAGTTAAATGCAACGTTACCACCACTCGATATTGACATTTTAGTTGTAGCCGCTTCACTAGCACCAGTCATAAACTCTAACTTAGTAGCATTAGAAGAAGAACTAAAATCACCTTCAGATGTTGCTTGAATAGAGGCCGCAATTAAATTTGCATCTGTTCCTGTTCCTTCGTTTGGTGCTTGAAAATTAATTTTTGCAAGAACATCATCTGCCGCTATGTCTGCTTCTGCGGTCTGTAAATTAACAGTGAAAGTGCTATTATCAGCAGTTGCAGAATTTTTTAAAGTTAAAGCACTGGAGGTAAGAGTTGCAATATCACTTCCGCCAACTTTAATATCTACTTGGTCATCAGTGTCAGCACTAATTGTAGTATCTGCATCTGCATCAAGAACTAATTTATCAGAACCACCATTTAAATCTACTAAAGCTCCCTCTGGTAAATCTATTGTACCCACGCTCTTTGCTTGATGAACAACATAAACATTGTTTGTGCCGCTAGGCGGTGCACCAGTAAACGTCAATGTTGTGCCAGAAACAGTGTATGCTGAGTTAGGATCTTGTCTTACATTTCCAACAAATACCTCTAAATCTAATGTTGAAGAAGGTGCTACATCTAAAGTAAATGCAGTTGTACTACCATCACCGTTAAACCTCTTGCCTACAAGAGACTGAAAAGTATTTTGGGTATCTATAGGATTACCTACATATGTCATCTTACGTTATCTCCATTATTGACACAGCAATGTCAGCTGAACCAGATGCTGTTAGTGACAGTGTATCTGTAGCTTCCATTACTACCTTGTTACCCGAAAGCAACTCCAAAGTTCCACCAACAGGAATGGGTGCATTGGTAACAAGTTCAACCGTTTGATTGGCTTCGTTGTTTGCACCTGCTCTGCTAGAGGTATCTGAAGCTAAACTAACTGTAGCAGTAATTTGACCAGTGGTTGTGTTACCTACCATTACACCTAAAACTACAGTTGTTGTAGAACCGGCAACGGTATAAATAACATCAGCACTTGTCACATTTGCTTTCGTTACAAGTTTAAAAGTATTAGCCATTTATCCTCCTATTATAAATTATCCGAGTGCAATTGCAAGAGCCGTCGGGTCTTCGCTAGAGAATCCTGCACTTGTTAAATATGTTTTTACATCAGACAAAGCTACTTGCTTCATCGTGCCATTATCATTTGTTACTACTCTGTCAGCATCTACTAAAGTTGTAGACGAAGCTGCAGTACCACCATCCATAATATTTAGTTCAGCAGCGGTTGCTGCTACATTGGTGCCACCAATATCTAATGTAGTAACAGATATTTCACCAGCCACAGTTGCAACACCATCGGCTAGGGTAATTAAATCTGTATCATCTGTGTGACCGATAGTTGTTCCGTTAACAATTACATTATCAACAGTAAGTGTTGTTAATGTTCCAAGAGAAGTGATGTTTGATTGTGCAGATCCAGTTACTGTAGCCGCCGTTCCAGATACATTACCAGTAACATTACCTGTCAAAGGTCCTGCAAAAGCATCCGCTGTTACAGTGCCGTCAAAAAATGCATCTTTAAATTCTACACTAGAACTACCAAGATCTAGGATATTATTAGCACCAGGTGTTAAAGCACCGTCTGTTAATATTAATTGTTTTTCATTTCCTGCATAAAAATTAATTGTATCTGCAGTTTCAAAATCTATTTTTGTTTCGTTATCTTCACCTATTTTAATATCTGTTGCTAATAAAGATGTAATCCCTGTTTGTGCAGCATCTACGTTTAATGTGTTAGTAGATAAAGTTACGCCTGTGCCTGCAGTAAAAGCAGTCTTAGACATTGCTATAGCAGCAGAAGAGTTTACATCTGCGTTTACAATTACACCAGATCCAATCGCTGCCGTTCCGTTTGCAGCTATGGTTATGTCACCAGATATGGCGACAGGATTAAAGTTTGTACCATCACCAATAAGAGCTGCACCACTAGTGTTAGTGTTCATAGTGATGTCATCACCAGTAACTGTTAAATCACCAGTAACTGTTAAATTACGACCTATGGTTGCATCATTGTTTGCATCTTCAAATATTAATTTACTAGCTGGTATAGTACAAAATACATCTTTTGTTCCTGCACTAAAATCAACAGCGCTGTCGCTGTTGGAACTAGATATAACTGTTGTACGTGTTAAATCAGAACTATCCCCATCTAAGGTGCCAAGACCAACTTCAAACTCTGCTGCTGTTTGATGTGAAATACAATAGTATGTAGTGTTACTATTACCTACACCTGCAGCAAAAGTTTCAAAACCAGTTACAGCACCAGCAAGAGCAACAGCTCCTGTGCCAGTTGTAGTGGTTGTTTCTTTTACACGATCATTAATGACTAATGCCATTTATACTCCTATGCTAATCTTAAGATAGCGTTACTTGCATCAGCTGTAGGAAACTGAATCGTAAATGTTCCACTTGTAGATGTTTTATCTCCACCAAAATCTAAAACAGCTACAGCTTTGTTAGATTGTGAGCTATTGTAAATTAAAGCACCTCTTGCGGTGATAGTAGCTGATGTAAAAGATATATCAGCAAAATCACAAATAGCAGTTGTACCTGAAGTTGTTGGAGTAACACTGGTTAAACTTCCTCCTCCTGATGAGTAAGTTCCAGAATCAGAAACTTCGTTAGAAGTAGTAAAAGCAGTGGTTGAAGCACCTAAAGAAGCAGAACTTGTGTACAATGCAATTTTAAAAGTATCACCTGATGAAGCAGTAAAGTTGTGTGTTCCAACAAGTAATTCTTGTTTAAAGCTTGTGCAGACAGCTTGTGATATTGCCATGTTTATTCTCCTCTAGTATTTGTTTTAACAGACTGCATAGGTAACTTTAGTTCTCCATGCATGTACTCATCTCGTCTATGTCTACCAGTTTGTTCAACTATTAGTTCTTGCATAGCACGTTGATAAGATTGTTCGTATAATTGCAGCATTTCAGCTGGACCTTTCAAAAA